AGTATTGTTGCTCAAAGCACTCATCTGAGATACAGAGCTAGGGTTTGAATCCGTGTAGTCGTACAGCATTCCCATCATTACTTCTCCAGGAGTGGATGTAGGGCAGGTCGGAATATAAACAAACTCTATCCTACGCCACCTGAACTTGCCAAAGCACGAAGCAACCGTGGACAACCAATCAGCCGTAGCTGGGATGCCCGGATAAGCTGCAACATCAAACTCTGTTGAGGTTTTCACCTCAATAATCTGCTCACAATGTTGCAGCCTAAATATGCCTCTAGTGCCATTCACAGTCGGGGTGAGCCCACGAGAAATAGTCCCAAAAGCTACTGGCGCTGATTGCGTTGTCACCATGGTACCATTCGGGACTCCTCCCCTTCTGCGATTTCTCCTCCTCCTCGGTGCGTTCGGGTTGTTCCCATTGGAGGGGGCTTGCACCACCGTCTTGATTTCGCGAGTCACAACTTGGCTCTTTCCTTTCTTCCGCGCCATTTTCCACAAAGTGGCCTTCTTCTTCTTCTTCTTCCTTCTTGATTTTGTCGGAGGTCCTTCCAATCCGACTTAGATATGCCTTAATCCGCGGCCACTGCGGATTAGCACCTAATTCAAGCTCGAGCTCATTATAGTCCTCTCTCTCATTAGACAGATACCTATAAAGCGTCTTCTCCCAGGTAGTCAGATGGAAAGAGGAGGAACTCACATAATGAGAGCAAAATCCAAAGGATCTCAAACTCCCATCAACATTCACTTCACAGGGGACATAATCTTTACACTCATGGCCAAGGGCTCGGTACTTAGCTTTTGCATCTTCCACATAACCCTCAACAGAATCATCCCCCATGGCTATACACCAATCTGCGCCAATTAGCTCGCCCATCAAGCACCTGATTCTCGAATTTGTACTAGACGTACAATATGAGCCACTTTTCATGAGACCAGGTTCCCCCTGTTCAATCAAAGTGCCATCAGACAACTGAAAGACCGAATTGGCAAAGCAGTAGAATCTAGAGCTCATAGCCATCTTTGTTGGTCCTGAAGCTCCTGACAAATGAATTCTCATCTTAACGTCAGCCAGGAGCTCCCAGTATTGCACAGACCAATCAAACCCGCTGATATCGGCCTCACAAGCAGGGGCATGAAGGTGCTTAAATTGCACGTCACGCCAGAGCAAGTCAGACTGCTCATCAACTGACAGTCCCATTCCAGGTTTTGAAGGAATTTTATCCCACAGGTCAATCTCAGCATTGTTTTGAGGGCCAAAGAGCATCCTCTCAACTAGCTGGTCAACCAGGGAAACAGAAGAAATCAACCTGAAACGGCCCTGATCTATTTTGGATTTTGGGTGAGGTTCTTGCTTTACAAACAACCTGACAGGGTCACAAAATCCCAATCTCACAAGCTCAGTGGGAGTCAACCCAGAACCTATCAAGTCGTAACTTGACAATTTCTGAATGCGACTCAACGCAGCTAGAACTAGGAAATCGAGATGCCTATCA